TCCCACCATTCTGCACGAAACGCAAAGAAGCCGTTGCGTCCAATTTCGCTTTCGTTACCATATTCGTCAAATTTATCAGCAGCTTGTTTCCAAATTGTCGCAAATGTATCTTCGTCGCTGTTAGGAGTACTTGTAAGAATAGCACGACCACCTGTAGCCAGTGTTGGAGATATCGAAGTCCAAAACTCTTCTGCAATGTTAGGTGCTACGAATGCAAACTCGTCGCAGTAAAGTAAAGAGATTGACATACCACGGCCTGTGTTACCAGTAGTTGTCATTGATACTATTCTTGAACCATTCTCAAATTCAATACTGCCTTTGTTATAGTTTGTAACACCTGCACGAATATGATCAGGACATGTTTCGTACACATATCGTATACGTTGCATGATTTCTTGAGCACCTGTGTATTTGTGTGCAGCAATAAGAATAGTTTGATCAGGATGAAACATTGCATACCATGCTAGATAGATAGCAGCACAAGTTGTTTTACCTGTCTGTCTAGGCATCATGTTGATATTGAATCTGTGATTATGATAACTGTGTAATAATCTTAGCTGATATTCATAAGGATCAAACAGTAGCTTGCCTTTGACAGGATGTTGGATGAATGCAAACTTTCTTGCAAAATACAAATATCCTTCGTCAGGATCCATGCATTTAAGCAGATCCTCAATTTGATTTTCGGTGTATGTTTCTTGTTTGTTGGCTTTTTTAATTAAAACGCCGTCTAGTGATTTTACCATGTTAATATTTAGTCAAAAAAATAGCACCCGAAGGTGCTATTTGACCTGTTACAGTTAGTCAAAGACTTAAAGTAATCTTGATAATGTTTGTTTGATTCTAGCTAGTTCTGAATCTGCTGCTTCGTTTGTTGCTTTTTTAATAACTTCAAATTCATCATTAGCATGGAAAGAATCTACCACAATTTTGCCTAACATATTTTTAAACTTGATAGCAAATGAACTTTCGCCTCTTGTACCAGGGCCTACTATTATACCTCTAATAGGAGAACCGTCGTCATATGAAGCATACAATTCAACCATATCGCCTACTTGTGGATTAACTTCTTCACCACGCCAGTTAGTAGTACCTTCCTTAAAGGGTGCTTTTTTCTTATCAGCAACAGCCTTTTTCATTGGCTCTTTTTTGTTGCCGTCTTTGTCCATATCAAGGAAGTCTGGTTTTGCATTTTTCTTTTCTGCAAGTTTAGCTTCAAGACGGGATTTCATTTCAACTGCCATTGGGTTGTCGCCCTTTGCTGCTGGCTTATGCATTTTCTTTTGACGATTGATGCCGCCACTTAAGTCTTTGGTCATAAGTTTGTGATCCCAATATTTTTCATTTGGTTCAGTTGACGCATCATATTCCGATTCCATCTCTGCTGCACTTTGTCTTAGTTTTTTATCACCCGAACCACCTAGTGCTTTTGATCCAACTGCTAGGCCAGCACCTGCCGCTGCTGCCGCCGGAGCAACTTTACCAATTTGTGCACCAATTTCTGCACCCTTGTAACCGCCAAGTCCTGCTCCTATACCTGCTCCTGTTATGCCATCTGTAGCACCACCGTATGCACCACCTAAAGCACTTCCTATCTTTGAACCGATACTAGCACCTTTATCGGCTGCCCAGTCGCTTGCTTGACCCATTGCACCGATTGCACGTTGTCCAAGTCCAGTACTTGCCGCTGCATCTCCTGCGGCTTTAGCACCAGTAGTAATAGCGTCTCCGGCTGCTTGAGAACCTTGTGCTACTGCATCTGCTGCCTGAGCACCAAAACCTTTAAGAGCATCTAATGCTCCGGTTGCTAAACCACTGATGTCTTGTTGTAAATCTGTATCACCATCGACATCATCACGACCGGGAATACGTGGATTGTCTTTAGAGCCAGCCTGTAGTTCTCGTTTGGTCATTTTAGCAGTAGCAGCACCTCGGCCAGCAGCACCACCTAATGCTGCTCCTCCGAGACCGCCTAGTTTAGCACCTTGTATTGCACCTGCAGGACCGCCTAACGCCATTCCTGCTGCACCACCTAATGCTGCACCTATGCCGGCACCTACTGCTCCGTGTTTAACAGTTTGTCCAGCAGTTGTACCTATATTGCCTAATACACCTTGTTGTAAATCCATATCACCTTCGACATCATCACGTCCTGGAATACGTGGATCATCTTCGTCTCGATCAGTAAGACTATCACCTGCGGCAGCCCCAGACAATGCACCAAGTGTAGTAGCCATTGGACCTGCACCTGTTGCTAATCCTAAGCCGGCACCTAGTGCTCCGCCTAGTGTTGTACCAATTATTCCTTGGTTTAGATCCTGGTCGCCTTCTACGTCATCACGGCCTGGATTGCTAGGGTCGTCATGCATAGATGTACCCATTGACATTCTTCCGCCTTGAATTCCTGCAAGTGCTCTAAGTATTTGTGACATACTCGCAGCATCGCCGGTAATGTTAATACTTAAATCTCCGCCAGTTTCCATAGTTGGCATATCTGGTGGGCATTCTACAACAAATGCTTCATTTAATGTTTTTCTCTGTACAGCATCAAAGCTTTTTAAAATTTTACGCATATCGCTCATGATTAACTCCCCATTGCACTTTTGGTGTTTTGCGGTTCCTCTTTTATAGCCTCTGCCTTAAAGCCGTCGGTACCGTCTGCACGCTCTTTGCGTGCGGCTTCTAATTCTTTTAATAGTTCCATTATACGATTGTTACCTACACTGTTTTGGGCACTTTCGCCGCCTAGTTCTTCTTTGGTAAGCAGTGTCTCATAGGTAGTATCTGTTTCTTGTTTGTTTTGTTTTTCCAAAGAACTGTTTGCGTTTCTTACAACTATGTGTGATTCGTGTATACTACAGCATTGTCCTAGGTAATTTTTCACAACTGAATCAGTGGTTGGATAATTTACTTCTACATCCCAAAATGTAACTTCTGTGTTTTCTAATTGTGGAAAATCTAATGGGCGTTCTTGTATTGGTGTTTTTTTACCACCGCTCATTGATGCTAATCCAAATCTTTCCATTGCAGTGCGTAGGCGACTGTTAAACTCTTCTGGTAAGTCGCCGGCAACTACTATTTTGAAAGGATAAGTCTTTTTAGACTCGCTTAGGTATTCTTTAAAACTTTTCATAATTGTAGGATCCTATTATTAGTATTATTTATCTTTATCAAGGCCTTTTAGACGCTGTAGTAGACTATTTCTATCAGTAACCACATACCCTTCGCCTTCAGTGAATCCACCATTATCGTTAAACGTATCGCTGTCTAGTTTTTGCTTCTTAAGTTGTAATTCAACCATCTTTAATTTTTTATCTAGCTTGGCAACTTTGGCATCCAAGTTAGTACGTAGCATGTTTCCAGCAACTTCAAATACCCTGCCGCTGTAACGTGCTTCAACATTCATTCCGAGATCCATTAAATCTTCGTATGCTTGCATGGCTTTGTCTGCAACTTCATTGAGTTCTCTGTCAGCCATTTCGCCTAAGCCTTGAACTGCTGGTAATGCAGCGGCTATTTTATCTAACTCAGCAATATCTCTAAATGTGTCTTCTTGAGAAGGCGGAACTATTTTTCCCTTTTTTTCTTCTGCAATTATTTCTTTGGATTCAGGTAAACCCAATAAATCTTCAAGTTTTTTGGTCATAGTAATATCCCATTATATACTACTATTATTTATCTACGTTTGCCAGTATGAAAAATATCTTCTTCGCTTACTATTCTAAACAATATATTGTTTTGTTTTGACCACGCTCTAGCAGCTTCCCATTTGGCTTGATTTAAAACAAAGTGAGCTTGATTTCTTTTGTTTCTTCCGGTTTTTTCTAACACTGTTTGATTAATAGGTTTAACTTCTATAATCTCAACATGTCTTTTGCCAGTCTTATCAACATATTCTATAAAAAAATCAGGCACATAAATTGTAAATTTACCAGTAAACGGATTTCTATATGGAATTTTAATTGCTTCACTGGCCCAACGATTGACGCTAGGATGTTCGTCGCAAAATCTCATAAAGGCAAATTCCCAACTGCTCCTGTATGTAGGCGATCTTCCTCCTACATACTTTTCTGGATTTTTTGGTGTAAATTTTCCTTGTGCATATTTTGACATTATACTATAACATTACGATATTCTAATTGATTGATTTCTCGTTCTTGACGATATCCAAGCTTGCTTATTTTACTTCTACTGTTGTTTAATATTGCAGTGACTAAACTGTTTAATTTGATGTTATCATAACCTTTTAGTTTGTCTAATAATTCAAACACGTTCACACCGTCGATAACAGATTGTTCAAGTAAAACACTTGCAACACTGATTGCAGCATTTTTATCAAACCCTCTTTTTTCAAAAAAACCAATTACTGCGTCAACCTTGTTGCTTGGATAGGAAATAGATTTGGTAAAAAATCTATCAAATATTTCTCTTGTTGGTTGTTGACTGTCTGTTGTTGGTGTTATTTGTTCTGTGCTAGACATTTTTTTACCTTATATATTTGACTGTGTTGCTTCTGTAACCGAACCTTGTACTGCCGATGATGGAAACGCTGTACTGCCAAAGTTGTTTTCTGTCACTGTTCCGGTGACTGATTTTTGAGATTGTAAATCTTTTAAGTTAGGAACTTTTAATTGAGAAACAGTCAGTGACGGTCTATAGTTTCCATCTTTCAATTCAGGTATTGTATTATTAGATCCTGCAATTGTGGCAAGCGATGCCGATACAATTGATTGATCTGCTGATAAAGGACTTGGTGTATTATCATAATGCCAAGTACCAAAGCTAGGAGGAGCACTGTCTACTTTGGTATAACCTCTGTTATATTGAACTGCTTCATAAGATATAGTTAATATGTTTTCACTAAAGTTGGTTCCTTCGGCAACCATAGAATCGTGTTGGAATGCTTCTATATATGGATTGATCAAAGTAAAACTTGTATATGTGCTTTGACTATTTTGCGGGGACAACTGATACACCACAATGCTTGTAAAGAAGTTGGCTGCTTTGTTAGGTCTGTCCAACCCAAATCTGTAACTTTGAGATTCACCGGTACTGTATACATTGTTAATACCGTTTGGTCCACGAGCATAAGCATCTACTGTAATTGCAGGAGTACCGTCGGGATTTTTTTCTACATAATTGCTATCGGTATAGTAATAACGAAAATATGACTCCCATAATAATGTTGTCAAGCCAGCATTGTCATCATGAAAAGACATATTCACAGGTTGATAGTCTACTCTTGTTTGAATTACTTTTTTTCTGTTGTATTGATTTACTGTATCTGTTTGTATATTGTATTTGGGTAAATCTACACTTTTGCACAACAGGTTTACTTCTGGAACATATAACTGTTCTCTTAAGGGACTGCGTTCTCTAACAAAAGGATTTATGTTTAATACAACATGATAAAGATGCTTAAACTTAGGAGCAAGCCTAAAGTTATTTGCTCTATACAATCTCGAAGCATGTTGATAATCTCCTAAATCGCCTTTAAGAGAGCCGAACTGCTTAAAATTGTCGTAAAAACCTGATAAGTAACTCATACATATATTTATCTAAAATATAATATACGCAGATAATAAAAAAAGGGGACCAAGTCCCCTTTTTGTATGGCAATCATTTTTAGATACTATCAGCCAGCACCAGTAGTTGATGTACCAGTAGTTCTTCCTACATTTTGACCAACACCTTCACCTAATTGAATTGCGTTGTCATATTGTATAGTAAGTGCAACACTAACAGGTTCGTTGTTTGCATAAGCAAGTGTGCCGTAATTTGCTTCAGTGATAAAGCAACCATATGCTTCCCATGTTTCTAGTACAGTTGGCGTAAATGCACCATTACCGCCATCTAGAATTTCAATTCTTGTTAAGAACTTGTAGTCAATACCGGATGCAGCACTTGCTTGTTCCATAAAGTCAAATTGCTTTTGTAGTTGTTCGCCAACAAGCTTTTGTACGTTGTTGTTAACATCTTCGCGTAAGTTAAGTGTAAGTGGGTTCCAAGTATGCTTGCCTGCAAGGTAAACTTTTGAATTATACACTGGAATTTCCATGCTTTCAAAAGTAATATTTGGACGAGTAACATCTACTACTTGCTTTGTAAGTTCAGTAGTCGGAGTACTTACACCAAATCCTTCTAGTGTAACACGGAAGCGATATTGTAGTTTTGGCATTAGCAAACCTTGTGCCGATGCACTATCGTTGGTTGCCAATGGAACTGTAATTTTGCTTAGTGATGAGATTGCCATATAATATTCTCCTATTCACAAGTATTTATCATATTAGGGTCGACTTTCATCGACCCTAATGTTTATGATATTATAAACCTGCGATTTCTCCTGTGTTTTTAAGGCGTAGCGGAATGTAAATAAATTCTACAGCCTTCACTGGTTCGATAGCAATATCTACATAAAGTTCGTTGCGATCGATTCTGCTCGGTGTATTATTGGTTTCATCACAAACTACCAAGTAGTCATAAATTGCTCTTAGACCAATTAGCTCAACCATTAAGCTTTCAACCTGTTGTTTGATTTCATCACGTGTGATTTTATCGTTTGGTTCAAAGATGTAAGGCTTAGCAAGTGTTTTAAGTTGACTGCGTAGATAAATTACCAGTCTTGCAACGTTAATTCTGTCAAGAGCACTTGCATTTCTTGCACGAGTCTTTTGACCAAATACTACTAGTCCTGCACCATTTAGGAATGTAATTGGGTTTACATTGTTTTGGTATAGAGTATCACGTTGACCTTCGTTAAGTGCAACACTTACAAATTCGCCTTCTGAACTAATATAGCCACTTGCAGTTGCATTAGTTACACCGCCACGTCTTGTACCTGCTGGTGCAAACCATGGATATGCAACTTGGTCGTTAAGTGCAATAGTACGTAGTGCCATGTGACTTGCTGGCACAACAATATTGTTACCTGCATTGTCACTGCTGAAACCTGATGGATAGTATACACCAAGATATTCATCTCTGCTAACTAAACCTAGATCGTTGTCTTCAACAGCTAGATTTACGTTTGTTGCCCAGTTGCTAATTGCAGTTGTATTTGGCTGTAGTCTCATTGGGCTATCGCCTACGATAAATGCTGTTAAGCCTCTGTCATTGTTTAGGGTAATCATTTCACCGATAAGTTCTGGATAACCAGGTGTTGCCATCAAGTTGAAAATTCTTGTTTCATCGTCGCGAATATCTTGATTGCTGTTTAGTAATGATTGTAGAGCTTGTACAACAACCTTACGCTGTGCTTTACGTCCAAAGCTACCAGAACCGTCAACTTCATTAGCACTTTCAGTTACCCAACGATTTGCTTTGTAACCAGCCATTGACTCATCACCAAAGCGAGTATTTAAATCGTTTACGTCAATCCAGTTTCTTTCGAAACGCTTTACATTGAAACCACTTCTGCGTAGATTCCACAATAGCATACCTTTTGGATACAGTGCAGGATCTGGAGCATCTGGATCAAGATAGTTGCTTTCTAGCAAGTCTACAATAGAACCTGCTGTATCACTGTTTGCACCTGCTGTATTGTAACGTGCATCTGCAAATAGCACACCGTTTTCAGTTGTTTGGTCTGTTTTATCCAGTAACACAAACTTGCTTGTTAAGCCGTTGTAACGATAAATTGTAGGATAATTTTCGATGTCAGCAGTGCTTACCCAAATGTCGCCATTTTGAAGTGCAGAACCATCTGACTGTAAGGTTGGTTCGCTGTTTGCAACAATTGGACCATTTGGATCAGTGTTTGGGAAACCAGTTGCACTGTCTCTATAACCTACCCAAGTAGTACCGTTGTGATACAGCATGTCAACTTCGTCTACTACACTGCTATACCATAGAGCACCTTGAGCTGGAACAGTTGTTGGTTCGCCATCCTTTGCAGTGTATGTTAGCACTTTCCAAAGACTTGCAATGTAGTTGTTTGCCAATGCAGGATTTTCGTATAAGTTAACAGTTGAAGTAGGATCGGTTGCATCAAAAACTTCATATATATTATCAAATATTTGATTTGCAGCATCGTTAATTCTCATGTCGCCGCCAAGTGCATGTGAAATTACAAGTCTGTTTTGACTATCTACGCTTGCAGTTACGTTTGTGAACCCTGCTGCGTTTATTGCATTTGCAATAAGTTCTGCATCACTTGTAGCACCTGTTGCTGTAAACGAAATAGTTTTTGCAGTATCCATTGCTGCTTGACCGCTTAAACTCTCGCTGATAGTAAATGAATACGATCCACTTGGGAATGAGCTTGAAATAATTTTACTGCTGGTAATAGTTGTTGCACCGTTTGCATTTTTACGATAAATTTTGAAGTTTGCAAGTGGTTCAGAATCTTCACCTACGTTTGTCTGTACAAACAGTGAACCTTCTCTAATGTTGGCACCACCGCCTGTGCTGTCAATACCGTATATTGCACTGTTACCAGTTGAATACAATGGTGCATTTACAGTTGTCCACGATGCAGTGCTTGCTGAATAATTTTTAACAGACCAATTTGCTCCAAGATTAGGAGTAGTTGTCTTAACCCAAATACTACCAGTAGGTCTTGGGTTTGTATCGTTAGTCTTATATGAAGGAACACTGGTATGCGGTGCAATTGTTACTTCTGGTGCAAAGTATTCATCTTGAGCAATACCGATTGCTGTAAATAGAGCATCTGTACCATAAATTTCAACAACATCGCCTGCACTACCGCTGTAATAAAGAGCTAGTCTGCTATTTTTTACCTGTGCAGTAATACCTGCTGTAACCAATGCTGATGTACCGTTGATATCGCTTACTAGGCTTGCAAGTGTAGTACCAGTTGCAATTACTTCATACTGTGTACCACTACTATCGCTAGTTAAGCTGAATATAATAGAATGTCCTGCTGTGATAGATGGGTTAGCTGCTGTACCAGTTACAAATGCATGACTTGCTTTCCAGTTTGCACTACCGACTGGCACCCATGTACCTTTGGTTGTTGTATGATTGGTGCCATATCCTGCTGACTTGTACCATAAACGATTTACGTTTGTTACTGCGACAAGTGCATAATCACCTAGTGCACCTACGCTGCCCTTTGGGGTATAATCGCCGCCTGTATAGTTAACAACTTTAGTAGTATCTGTAATTACAGTAGGAACTTTGTTTGAAAAGCTTTGTCCGTTTGTTGTAGTTGCGGCTGCACCATTCCACTCAAAGATACCATATAACGAATCATTTGTATCAAACCAATATGAGTTATCTGTAGGCTTACCGGCAGTTTCTTCTGCACTGGCTGTAAGTGCTGCCAGGTCAACATCTGCACGAACTACGTATGCTCTATTTGCTACACCAAGGAAACTGTAAGCAGCTTGCAAGCCGTATTCGTTTTGCTCGCCACCATGTATCGGATTGTTGTTTGCATCTGTGTAAAATGTTGGATCACCAAAGGTTTCAGCTAACTCACGCTGTGAACTCATTAGGTATACTTTACCAGCATTTGATTTTAATGTACCAGGAGCAATACCTGTACCGCCTGGGTTTGTTTTATTTTCTTTTGTTGCTACAAATATAATTGGTGTGGTACCTGGCTCGGCTGGAGTGTAAAAACTCTCGTCGATTACATTAACCTGTACACCTGGTGATACTAAAGCCATTTTAATTTTCTCCTCGTGGATCTAATGTTGTTATAGTTATTTAGCTAATACGAGTAGAAAAATGGGGTTTTGCAGGTAATATTAGTAGTTAATGAATGTAATTAATCAATTGATCCACATTAAATTCCAATTCACTTAACGTTCCATTGTTGTCAATTGTAAAATCAGCCATCCACTGTTCGAGGCTCATTGAATCTTTTGATTCCGGAGGCAGATGGTCGATTCTATCAACCCAAATTGCATAGTCAAAAACACCTGTGTTTTTCATAGCAAAAAATTCACGCTTATTGCGTAGTCCGCAATAAATGTCATGTGCCCGAAATATTTCTCTACCTAAGCGACTTGCATCAGGAACATTATAATTGCAGATAGCATCATACCATTCTGCTCTGTGATTGTGCCGGTCAGCATAACACTGTTCTTCATTAGCGTATCCATAATTGTCCTTTAGTTGGTCAAAGATAAACAGTTTAGAGCAGAACTGGCTGCTCGATTCAAAGCTATATCCATACTTATCACGTAGCATTTCGCAGACAGTATCTTTACCATGTCTGCCATGTCCAATAATTAGTAATTTTTTTCTCATGTGTTATATTATGATATTTTTAAAAGTATGTCAACCATTAACCAATTAAAAATCCGTAACCTGTTCCACCCGGAACTGCTAAACTTACTTCGTTTTCTAGCTTTTCCATTTCAGCTTGTGCTTCAGCTTTTAAACTTGTACCATTTAGTGTTGTTCCGCCTTGTGGTCCTGCAATAGTGGCAAATTTTTCTCTAGCTTCACCTAGCATGTATTTGCAACTAGCCAACGTAAAATCTTTAATCCACTGTTTTGCAAGATAGTCGGTTAACAATTGACTATCTGGGCGATAGTTGTAACACCATAACAATACTTCTTCACCTGCACGAGGTCTTTGTAATATTTGTAATTTTTTTGTAGAACGAGACCAGTTAAACTCAATAAAACTACCAAACATACGTCCTACAAGTTCTTGCTGTCCTGCAAATAATTCATAAGTTGCAAGTCCGCCCATTCCTGATCCTGCAAGTAAATAGGTGTTTGTGTATGCAAGGTTAAACGGTTCGTATAGCGAACTACCATCTCCGCCACCACTACGAGATCCTACACTACGTCTAAATATTTGACGCACTTCCATTATTTCATGTGGAAGAATGTAATCGTTTTGATCTTCTACCAATCTCAAAGCAATATAGCTTTCTTCAACACTAGCATCGCTGCGTTGACGATAGCGTGTGAGTGCTTTGGTCAATGCAGTTTCGTAATGTATAGGATCTAATTCTACGTCAACCATGCCGCCGCCAAGAAAGGCATGCACATAATCAAATACTTCTTGTTTCTGGGTTACTAATTCATTGTCGGCCATATTTGTCTCCAACAGTATTTATGCTAAATATACGTATGCCAAGACTTAGTTTATATAGACCAAATAAAACATCAGACTACGAATTTATAGATAGAATTGTTCTTGAACAATTTTCTGTAGGCGGTACTGATGCTTTTGTTCACAAATATCTAGGACCAAAAAATCCTAGTGACGGTAATGCAACCGCAGATCAACCTCAGTACGATGTTATCAAAGAAACAAACATTCAAGATATGTTGTTCTTAGAAAATCGAGACAGAAAATATGATCCTGATATTTACTCTATACGAGGAGTTTACAATGTCAGTGATAACGATTTTAATCTAAGTCAATTTGGATTATTCTTGAGCAATGATACTCTTTTTATGACCATACACATTAATGCTACTGTAAAAACCTTAGGCAGAAAAATCATGCCAGGCGATGTAATAGAATTACCTCATCTAAAAGATGAGTATGCATTAAATGATTACAGTGTTGCTCTTAAAAGATTTTATGTCGTCGAAGATGTAAACCGAGCTGCCGAAGGATTCAGTCAAACTTGGTATCCTCATTTGTATAGAATTAAATTAAAACAAATATTAGACAGTCAAGAATACAAGGACATACTAGATCTTCCAGCAGGTGATGGTGAAAATACTCTTAGAGATGTGTTAAGCACTTTTGAAAAAGATATGCAAATAAACAATGCTGTAGTTGCACAAGCAGAAGCTGATGCTCGTCTAAGTGGTTATGAAACCAGTCATTTTTATACATTGCAAGTTGACGAACAAGGAAGACCAGAGTTACTAACAACAGATATTAATACATTAGATGCAACTAGTTCTGCACTTGCTGACAGAATTTCTAAAAGTCCTGAACGTGAAGGATATACAGGATATCTTCTAGGAGATGGAATTGCTCCAAACGGCGAAGCATTTGGCAGCGGTATTGGATTTCCAACTTCCAGTGCCGAAGGAGACTATTTTTTAAGAACTGACTTTATGCCAAACAGATTGTTTAGATACGACGGAAGACGCTGGGTCAAAGTCGAAGATAACGTAAGAATGACCATGTCTAATACTACTACAAGAAAAACTCAAAAAACTACATTTGTAAACAATACCACAACAAATACAATCGGTGGAGACATTGTAGAAGAGCGTCAGAGCTTGAGTAAAGCACTAAGGCCAAAGGCGGATAATTAATGC